CAGGTCATGACGCCAAACGAGATCAGGTCGATTATCGGCTTGCCGCAGTCTACTGATCCTAAGGCAGACCAATTGGCAAATCCGTACACATCATCCGCAAATGCAGATCAACGGTCTAACAACGACCAGGAGGTTCAAAATGGCAGCGCCTAATGACGTCGCCGACTTCGACGGGTGGGCAACCGTCGCAGGCATCAAGTGCTCTGATGGGCGAGTTATCTCTCATCATGCATTTGAACAGAACGATGGGGCTGTCGTCCCTCTCGTCTGGCAGCACGGTCACGACAACGTGACTAACGTTCTCGGGCATGCCCAGCTCGAGAAGAAGGCTGAGGGTGTTTACGCCTACGGATTCTTCAATGGATCCCAGCAGGCAGAACATGCTCGCGAACTAATCGAGCATGGCGATGTTACTGCTATGTCGATCTTCGCGAACAACCTCAAGCAGGATGGCAATGTTGTCAAGCACGGCAACATCGTCGAGGTGTCGCTTGTCCTTAAGGGTGCTAATCCTAAGGCGACGATCGAGAACGTCACCATGGCCCACTCAGATGGCGAGGGTTACTCCGCGATCATCAAAATGGGTGACGGCGACGTTACACACGAAGACTTCGAGGGCTCCGAGGAATCGGACTCCGAAGATGAGTCCTCCGATGAGGACGAGACCATCGGTGAGATCCTTTCCACACTCACCGAAAAGCAGCTTGAGGCAGTCAATTACCTCATTGCTGCAGCCATCGATGGGGAGTCTGAGGACTCCGAAGAGACCAACGAAGAAACCGAGGAAGATATGAAGCACAATGTCTTTGAGGGCGACAAGACCTCCGAGAACACGCTGTCTCACGCACAGTTCGCTGAGATCGTTGAGACGGCCAAGCGAAACAACACCACTCTGCTCGACGAGCTGAAACATGCCGATTACGGTATCGAGAACATCGGATACCTCTTCCCAGATGCCAAGAGCATCACGGATGAGCCTATTACTCTCGACCGCGATCAGTCTTGGGTCTCGGTCGTGATGAACGGCACGAAGCACTCGCCCTTCGCTCGAATCAAGTCTGTCCTTGCGGACATCCGCGACGACAAGGCCCGAGCCAAGGGTTATGCCAAGAAGGCCCAGAAGAAGACCGAAGAGGTCATCAAGCTTCTGACCCGTACGACGTCTCCCACGACGATCTACAAGAAGCAGAAGCTGGACCGCGACGACATTGTCGACATTACGGACTTCAATGTCGTTAGCTGGTTGAAGTCCGAAATGAAGGGCAAGCTCAACGAGGAAATCGCTCGCGCCATCCTCATTGGCGATGGTCGTACGATCACCGATCCTGACCGCGTCGACGACGAGGCCATTCGTCCGATCCTCAAGGAGAACGACCTCTATGCCATTCACAAGTCGCTCGAGTCCAACACCACGGATGAGACTCTTGTGGACGACATCGTCCTGGCATCGGCCGAGCTTGAGGGTTCCGGCTCTCCGACGCTCTTCATTGCGAAGAAGCGCCTGGTCAAGATGCTTCTCCTGAAGGACAAGAACGGTCGCCGTCTGTACGAGACCGAGGCGTCTCTCGCGGGCGCTCTTGGTGTCTCCAAGATCGTCACCATCCCTCAGTTCGAGGGCCTGGAGCACGAGATCAAGGGCGTCAACCACGAGCTTCTGGCTATCGTGGTCGACCTGCGCGACTACACCATTGGTTCGAACGCCGGTGCGGAGCTCGGTATGGCCGAGTCCTTCGACATTGATTTTAATCAGTATAAGTACCTGATGGAGACCCGTCTTTCGGGCTCTCTGACGGTACCGTACTCGGCCCTGACGATCTCGCGCAAGAAGGCGTGATCTTATGTCGAGGTTTAGCGGTAAGCTAGGCTTCGTGGCGACGCGTGAGACGGAGGAAGGTGTGTGGCTCGAAGACTTTGTTGAACTACCTGTCAAGGGGACTATCCGTAATCTCTATGTCAGGAACGACAATTCATCCTCTGCCAACACCAACCTCCGTCTCACCAACGAGATCAGCATCTTGATGGACACCAAGATCAAGACGTACCTCGAAACTCTGAAGTACGTTGTATGGAAGGGTTCAAAATGGGAGGTACAGTCCATCGGCGTGAACTATCCACGGCTGACCATCAATCTGGGAGGTCTGTATGCGCACGTATAGAGACCTCCTACACCTACTTCAGCAAGCGGTTCAGCACAATCGGGTATATTTTCAACCTCCAGAGAATCTGAAGATTGGATACCCGGCGGTTGTCTTCCACTTGTCGAAGATAGAAATCGACCGTGCTTCTGATGTACCCTACAAGGGTGCTAAGGAATACTCGGTTACTCTCATCACCAAGGATCCAGAGCCAGACGTGATCGACGAAATCCTCAAGATCCCGTATTCGTCTTTGGATACGACATATATCTCGGACGGAATGAA